AGAAGAAAGCATATAAAAGCTGATGCAATTGCTTTATTCAATGCACGACCTCAAAAACCTGTGCCTACAATAGTTGATCTAAATCCTTCATTGTTTTTTAACCCAAACCCAAATTCTTTAGTACCACCATCTACACCTGATGAACAGAACAGAAGAAGACAATTGAATATGTCTGTAGGAACTGTTACTACAAGTGGCTTAACAATAACGCAAACTTTTGTTGTGACTGTTGTTGGAGGCAATCCTTCAAATCACCCTTACCATAATGTTGGTTCTACTAACAAATTTGCTATTGGTGGATCTACTGCCACTGCTGATGTTACACTTACTGCTGAAGAAGGCAAAACATATCGTTTTGACCAAAGTGATGCAACAAATGAGAACCACCCTTTAAAAATTAGTGCCACACCAAATGGTACGCACGGAGGGGGATCTGAGTATACTACCGGAGTAACCTTTAATGGTGTGCCTGGACAAAGTGGTGCTTACACACAAATAACTGTAGCAGTAGGAGCCCCTACGCTCTATTACTACTGCCAGAACCACAGTGCAATGGGGTGGACAATTAATACTTAGGAATCAATATGGCTATAACTTATTCAGATTTTTTAACACAAGTTCGTAATTATACAGAGGTAGATAGCAATGTTTTAACAGATGTGCTTTTAGATCAATTTATTAGAAATACTGAATTAGACATAGCTGGTAAAGTAGATTTTGACGATTTAAGAAAATATGCAACATCAACCACTAATACGAACTCTAAGTTTATTTTGTTACCAGATGACCTAATATATTTAAGATCAGTAGAGTCAATAATATCTGGAGCATCAACTTATTTAGAGAAAAGAGATACAAGTTTTATTACTGAGTTCAACAGAGAAGGTACGACAGGTAACCCAAAGTATTATGCTAATTGGAATGAAAGTACAATCATTTTAGCACCTACACCAGCTGTGGATACAATTACAATTCAAATAAATTATATTATTGATCCGCCACATTTTACAGCTACTAACACAACTTATATATCTACTTACCAAGAAGCATTACTTCTTAATGGTGTTTTAGTTGAATGTTTCCGTTTTCTAAAAGGACCCCAAGACCTATACAAAGTATACTTTGACAAGTATAATGAAGAAGTACAAGCATTTGCTCTACAACAAATGGGGCAAAGAAGAAGAGGGCAATATGAAGATGGTGTACCCAGAATTCCGATTACTTCTACTTCAGCTTAAGTTTAATTTTATAGGAGATATATAATGGCCATTACTACATCTGCTATCTGTAATTCATTTAAAAAAGAATTATTAGAAGCAAAACACGATTTTACTCAAACATCTGGTGATCAATTTAAAATATCATTGTACACAAGTTCAGCTACTTTGGGTAAATCAACTACAAGTTTTACAACTGACAATGAAGTTTCTGCGAGCGGGCAATATGCTTCTGGTGGAGGTAAACTAGCAAAAGGTTCACAAAATACTTCAGTTGCTACAAATACAGCAATTGTTGATTTTGCAGACAGATCATTTACTGGTGTTACACTTACTGCGAGAGGTGCTTTAATTTATAATTCATCAAACAGTAATACTGCTGTTGCTTGTTTAGACTTTGGTGGTGATAAATCTGCAACATCCGGAACTTTTACAATACAGTTTCCTGCTTTTACAACATCAGCTGCTATTATTAGAATAGCCTAAAGGTCAACAATGGCTAACACTTGGGGTGCTCTAACTTGGGGCTTTGGACTTTATGGTGCTCAAGGCGATGGTTCAGTTACAGTAACTGGTGTATCAGCTTCAACTTCAATTGGTGAAGGAATTGTAGCTTTTCCTGACCATACCCAAGTATTAACAGGTGTCTCAATGACATCATCTATAGGAACGGCCTCTGGATCGTTCTTATTTGGTTGGGGTCGTTTTGCTTGGGGTGACTTTGATTGGGGTGAAGCAAACGCTGCAGACGAGACTGTAAGTGGTTTATCCCTAACAACCTCTGCAGGTCAACTTGGGTTTCTTGGAGACACTAATATAGATGTAAGCGGTATAGCTTTAACAGCTACTCTTGGAAATGGCATACCTGTTATAGATGTAAGCTTTGCTGTATCAGGTGCATCATCAACCACTGCAATTGGTAGTGTTGGAGCTGTTGCTGGCTACACACCTGCAAGTGCGACTGCTACTACTTCCATTGGATCTGTAACACTCTTTGGTAATGCAGATGTCCCTGTTACAGGACTATCTCTTTCGTCAAGTATTGGTGCTGTAGAACAAATTACTTTATATGATGTAACGGGTGTGTCTTTAGCCACATCTTTAGGCACTGTAGATCCTATAGCAAAATATCCTGTTACAGGATTATCTTTAACAACAGGGACTGAGGATCCAGGAACAACAATCAGTGTAGACTTTACTGTAAGTGGAGTCACTGCTCAAACAAGTGTTGGTAACACTTTTGCATTTGTTTGGAGTGAAATAAATCCAAACGTAACCAATAGGTGGGACGAGGTTGAAACTGCTGCCTAATTGATGTAAACTTAAAAAATAAGGAGAGACTATGCCGAGTACATTTTCATCGGAATTAAAAATAGAATTAATGGCTACTGGAGAAAACTCTGGTACTTGGGGCACAAAGACAAATACTAATTTGGCTGTTGTTGAACAGGCAATTGCAGGTTACCAAGAAATTGATGTAGCTTCAGGGGATGTCACTTTAGTTATGAGTGATGCAGCTTTATCTAATGCAAGAAATATGACTATTAAATTTATTGGGACTCTTGCAGGTAATAGAACTGTCAATTTTCCAGCAAGTTTAGAAAAGTTTTTTAATATAATTGATGGCACTAATCACGCAAATTATACTTTAACATTTAAGGTAACCTCAGCTACAGGGTTTCAATTGTGTGAAGGGCATCACTATATTTGTCATTCAAACGGAACCGATATCGTCAAAGATCAAGAAACAAAAGTGTGGAGAGCCCTTACGGCTAATGAGACTGTTCAACCAGGTGCTCAAGTATTTGTAGATACCTCAAGTTCAGCTATAACAGTTACATTACCAGCGTCTCCTTCTCTAGGGGATGAAGTAACTTTTTCTGACCAAAAACTTGCTTTTGATTCAAACTCATTAACTGTAGGTAGAAATAGTTCCAATATAGCTGGTGCGTCTTCTGACCTAACTGTATCTACTGAGGGTGCAGGTTTTACTTTAGTATACTCTGGTGATGCAACAGCAGGATGGGTATACAAAGATAAATAAAAAAACATAAGTTAAACATATGAGTAATTATGAGGCAACAAAATATAACTACAGTGGGTCTAATTTAACGGGTGCTCAAGGCGTAAATACTGGAATTATTGTACCTTGGAGTTCAACATCAATACCAAGTGGTTTTCTAGAATGTAATGGCTCCAATGTATCCAGAAGCACATATTCAGATCTTTTTGCTGTTGTAGGAACGACCTATGGATCTGGAGATGGTGCAACAACTTTTGGTTTGCCAGACTTACAAAATAATGTTGCTTTAGGTAGATCAAATAACAAAGCTTTAGCATCTACAGGTGGTGCTAATACTGTAGCAACTGCTGGTAGTGTAAGTGTGTCGGGCACTGCTGCTGATCATACACTTACTACAGACGAAATGGCTGCACATACCCATAACCAAGCTTGGACTGGGTCAGGACCATATGGTTGTGGTGAGGGTAGTTATAGAATTGGTCCAGGAACTTCAGGTGCAACAGGTCAAAGTTCTGCACACGGACATAACATAACTGTTAACGCAGGAACTTACACTGGTTCAGCCACCTCAGTTTTACAACCATTTGTAACATTATTATATTTAATTAAGACATAAAATGAGTAATTACGAAGCAACAAAATATAATTTCACAGGAGCAAACATACAAGGTATTGCTGGTATTAATACTGGAATTATTGTGCCTTGGAGTAAGGATGCAGTACCAAGTGGTTTTTTACTTTGTGATGGTTCTAATGTATCAAGGTCTACTTATGCAGATCTTTTTGCAGTGGTAGCCACAACATATGGATCTGGTGATGGATCATCTACTTTTGGTTTACCAGATTTACAAAATAATTGTGTAGTTGGGAGATCTAACAACAAAGCCTTAGCAGCTACAGGAGGGGCAGAAACAGTTGCTGCGTCAGGTAACTTGTCAGTGACTGCTGAACTCTCAAACGCTTCGTTGACCGAAGCTCAACTACCAAATCACACACATACTGGAGGGTCTGTATATGGTGGAGGAGGCGGAACTTATAGATCTGGTGATAGAGGCCCTTATTCTGCAAATTATGCGGGAAGTATGGCAAGCGCAGGTAGTGGTTCAGCTCACGCTCACAATTTAACACTTAACACAGAAACTTTTTCAGGCACTGCTAGTTCTGTACTACAACCTTACATAGCAATCTTATACATTATAAAGACATAAAATGAGTAATTACGAAGCAACAAGATATAATTTTAGTGCAGCCAGCTTAGGAGGAGTTCAAGGTGTAAATACAGGTATCATCGTTCCTTGGAGTTCAACATCAGTTCCAACTGGTTTTTTAGAATGCGATGGAACAAATGTTTCTAGAAGTACCTATGCAACTCTTTTCGCAATAGTGGGAACAGTTTATGGTGCAGGAGATGGTTCGTCAACTTTTGGTTTGCCTGATCTAAGAAATAATGTTCCATTAGGCAAATCAAACAATAAAGCCTTAGCTTCAACAGGTGGGGCAGAGACTGTAGCTTGTACAGG